GTCGGGAAACACAGTTACTTTCACCTATCAACATGATATTGATAGCATGAAAGGTCATGAAGGATACGTCCTTGTTGAGGAAACTCCAAAGAAAGTTGAAGACAAACCTAAGGTTGGAAGACCAAAAAAAGAGGTTGAAAATGTCGGAAATTGATCCAAGAGAATTTGGCAAATTGGAAGCTCAAGTTGAGGCTTTACAAGCTGAAGTCCATGCACTTCGCCAAGATATTAAAACGCTTTTAGAAATGGCAAACAAGTCTAAAGGTGGCTTTTTCGTTGGAATGGCAATCGCCTCTGTTGTTGGCGGTATCATTTCTTTCATTGCAACCAAGCTAGTTCGATAAGGATTTATATGCCACAAGTTGGAAACAAGAAATTCCCATACACAGAAAAAGGCGAGAAAGAAGCCAAAGAGTATGGCAAGAAGAAATCTATGCCCGTTACTGTAATGATTGCTATTGGTAAGCCTAAAGCTATGCCTACTCGTGGTGGTCGTACTGCTACTAATATGATGAAAAAATCCACAAGGGGTAAATAATGGCTTCTTTAACTTCTCCTGTTACCCTCCTTAGTGCTGTTGTTGCTACAGGCGCATCAAAAGCAGTTCAAGCTGATGCTGGTCAACCCGCATTCCTTCAAGTCTCAGGCATCACAAGTGCTACTGTTGTTTTGCAAGGAAGTTTGGATGGCACAACCTTTTCAACGATTGGTACGGCCTTAACTGGTGATGGCATTATTACTGTGGCAAATGCGCCTATGTATCTAAGAGCCAATTGCACAGTTTATGTAACTGGCACAATCACTGCCAAAATCATGTATTGATATGAAAAAGACCAAAGCAGAAGCCAAAATCTCTAAGGTCTACAAAGAGTTCAAGGCGGGAACGCTTCATTCTGGCAAAGGTGGCCCTGTGGTCAAGAAGCCTAAACAAGCTATTGCTATTGCTTTATCCGAAGCAGGTATGTCAAGAAAGAAAAAATGAAACAAGGTCTCTACGCTAACATCAATGCCAAGCAAGAACGCATCAAAGCGGGTTCTAAGGAAAAGATGCGTAAGGTTGGCTCTAAAGGTGCTCCTACTGAGGCGGCATTTAAGCAAGCAGCTAAGACTGCTAAAAAGAAATGACTTTAAAAGCGCATCAAAACCCCAAAGGGGGCTTGAATGCTAAAGGCAGAGCATCGTATAATGCAGAAACGGGTGGCAATTTAAAACCACCAGTTAAGTCGGGAGATAACCCTCGTAGGGCATCCTTTTTAGCACGAATGGGCAATATGCCTGGCGCTGAGATGAAAGATGGAAAGCCTACCCGACTTTTACTTTCTCTTAGAGCTTGGGGCGCAACGTCCAAGGAAGACGCTAAAGCTAAGGCTAAAGCGATCTCTAAGAGGAATATGAAGTGAGACCAGTATCTGTCGGAATTAACCCAACAGCCGCAACGCTGACAACTGTTTATACAGTTCCTACGGGTTATTACGCCAAGTTTACTGTGATGTACATTCACAATACTGGTGGTTCGACTAAGCACATTACTGTTCAATGGTATGACGCAAGTGCTGCCACAACCTTGGATATTCTTACTAATTACGACTTTACATCTAAGCAATACCTTCAGTTTGATGGCAATGCTTATATCGTTTTAGAAGAAGGCGATAGAATTCAAATTACTACTCAAAGTGCAAGTACATTTAGTTTTATTGCCACATTTGAAGTATCAGGAGCGCAACGAACATGACCTACTTAGAACTTGTTAACGATGTGTTAGTTCGCTTGCGTGAAAGCACAGTATCTACTGTTGGCGAAACCGCCTATTCTGCTTTGATTGGCAAGTTTGTCAATGATGGTAAGCGTCAGATTGAAGATAGTTATTCATGGAATGTCTTATCTCAGACAATTACAGTTACTACTACCTCTGGCACAAGTTCTTATGCTTTGACAGGTGTTGGTCAGAAGTTTCGTGTTAACGATGCTATCAATACCACAAGTGTTATTACCCTAGATAACACCACTGTTGCGGACATGAACCGCAAGCTCAACTTTGGTACGCCTTCACAGTCTATTCCTTCAGAGTTTTGCTTTAGTGGTGTAGATGGAAATGGAGATACAAAGATTGATTTGTTCCCAGTTCCTGATGGCGTGTATACACTTAAGTTTGATGTAACTGTCCCGCAGGCCAATCTGTCTGCTGATGGCACATCTGTCAAAGTCTTGGATTATTTGGTTGCTCAAAGTGCTTATTCTCGTGCTTTGATTGAGCGTGGTGAAGATGGTGGAACAAACTCTAATGAGGCTTATGCTTTGTTTAGAGGAATGCTCTCTGATGCTATTGCATTGGAAAGCACTCGTTATCCTGAAGACAACTTTGTGGCGGTCTAATGGCATCAGCACTTCAAAGTTACAGTCTCTCAGCACCAGGCTTTTATGGCCTAAATACTGAAGATTCTCCACTTGATCTAGGGGCTGGCTTTGCCTTGGTCGCAACTAACTGCATCTTGGATCAGTATGGTCGTATTGGTGCTAGAAAAGGTTGGTCAAGGGTTAACTCATCTTCTGGTGCTTTGGGTGCTAACGATGTTGGTGTAATCCATGAGTTAGTTCAAAACGATGGAACTTTGACTGTTCTGTTTGCTGGAAACAACAAGATATTCAAACTTGGTACTGCTAATGCGGTAACTGAATTGACCTATGGTGGTGGAGGCTCTGCTCCTACTATTTCAGCATCTAATTGGCAATGTGCATCCTTGAATGGCATTGCATACTTCTTCCAAACTGGTCACGATCCTCTGATTTATGACCCTGCCGTAAGTACAACTACTTATCGCAGAGTTTCTGAGAAGTCTGGTTATGTAGCTACAGTTCCTCAAGCCAACATTGCTATTTCAGCTTTTGGTCGCTTGTGGGTAGCTAATACATCTACTGACAAAGTAACTGTTACCTTTTCTGATCTGATTGCAGGTCATGTATGGGGTGGTGGCACTTCAGGCTCATTGGATGTATCTCGTGTATGGCCTAATGGTGCGGATGAAGTCATGGGCTTGGCAGCGCACAATGATTTCTTGTTTATCTTTGGTAAGAAGCAGATTCTTGTTTACTCTGGTGCTTCTACTCCCGCATCTCTTGTTCTGAGCGACACAGTAGGCTCTATTGGATGTATCGCTAGAGATACCATTCAAAGTATTGGTACTGACGTTGTTTTCTTGTCAGACTCAGGTGTTCGTTCATTGATGAGGACAATTCAAGAGAAGTCTGCGCCTTTGCGAGACCTTTCTAAGAATGTTCGATTTGATTTAGAATCTTCCTTGTCTGGAGAAACACTAGCAAACGTCAAATCTGTTTATTCAGAGAAGAATGCTTTTTATCTGCTTGTTCTTCCAGCTACTTTGCAAGTTTATTGTTTTGATACTAAGCAATCTTTGCAAGATGGTGCTTCCCGTGTAACCAAATGGGACAGTATTTCACCAACTGCACTAAGATCGTTGCGTAATGGCGACTTGTACATTGGCAAGAATGGCTACATTGGTAAGTATGGTGGTTATCTTGATGATGCTTCTACTTACCGATTCTTGTACTACACAAATAATGCTGACTTAGGTAATCCTAATCAGATTTCTATTTTGAAGTCTATTACTGCCGTAGTGATTGGTGGTTCTAACCAGTTCCTCACAATCAAGTGGGCTTTTGATTATTCGGGTGCTTATCAGTCAGAGAACGTCTTTATTCCACCTCAAGGCTACTTTGAGTATGGGGTTGGTGAATATGCAGTTGCAGACTACTCAAGTGGCATTCCAATTAAAGCACTGACAAGCAATGCTTCAAGTGCGGGTAAAATCGTACAAACTGGTTACGAAGCCACTATCAATGGCACTCAGTTGTCAATTCAGAAAATTGAACTTCAAGCCAAAGAAGGCAAGATAGGATAAACCATGTCTAATTATTCAAAATCCACTAACTTTGCAACCAAAGATAATCTCTCGCCTGGCAATCCTCTAAAGATTGTTAAAGGTACTGAGATTGATACAGAGTTCAATAACATTGCTACTGCTATAGCGACAAAGACAGATAACTCATCTGCCACGATTACTGGCGGTACGATAAATGGTGCGGTTATCGGTGGAACTACTGCCGCAGCAGGAACATTTACTAACCTTACTGTTAGCACCGCAGCAACGATTGCTTCTGCCGCCATTAGTGCGGGGACGATCAATGGTGTGGTAATTGGTGGCTCTTCCGCCCTAGCAATTACTGGCACAAACATCACGGCAAATACAGGCTTTAGTGGCCCGTTGACAGGTGCAGTCACAGGTAACGTAACAGGCAATGTAACGGGTGCAGTTACAGGAAATGTCACAGGTAACGTAACTGGCAACTTGACAGGCAATGTTACTGCTGCTTCTGGTACTTCTACATTCAACAATGTGACCATCTCTGGCTCATTGGACATGGATAGTGGTACATCGGCAACCATTACTGGTTTGGCAAGCCCTACAAACGATTCTGATGCGGCTACCAAGGGTTATGTAGATGCACTAGCCCAAGGTATTGATGCTAAAGCCTCTGTGGTTGCGGCTACTACTGCAAACATCACTTTATCTGGCGCACAAACCATTGATGGCATCTCGATTGTTGCGGGTGATCGGGTCTTAGTTAAAGACCAATCTACCGCCTCACAGAATGGTATTTACTTATGTGCTTCTGGTTCATGGACACGCACCACAGATGCAGACACTTATGCTGAGTTGGTGGCGGCTTTTACTTTTGTTGAAAAAGGCACAACTAACGCTGACTCTGGCTTTATCTGCACGATTGATGCAGGCGGGACATTGGGAAGCACATCTATTACATGGGCGCAATTCTCTGGCGCAGGTCAGATTACTGCGGGTGATGGTCTTACAAAGACAGGTAACACTCTCAATGTGGGCACTGCATCTTCTAGCCGTATTGTTGTCAATGGCGACAACATTGACTTGGCTTCTTCTGGTGTAACGCCAGGCACATACCAATCTGTTACTTTTGACACTTATGGTCGTGCAACGGCAGGAACTAATCCTACAACGATTGCTGGCTATAACATTACAAATGCTTATACCAAAACTGAAATAGATTCGATTTTTGGTTCGACTACTGCTGCGGCTACTTCTGCTTCTAATGCGGCAACAAGTGCTTCAAACGCATCTACAAGTGCCTCTAACGCTTCTACAAGTGCAAGCAATGCGGCTACAAGTGAAACCAATGCAGCAGCCTCATACGATGCTTTTGATGACCGATATTTAGGTTCTAAGTCTTCTGCTCCTTCTGTAGATAATGATGGCAATGCTCTCCTAACGGGTGCTTTGTACTGGAATACAACAGTAAGTACTTTGTATGTGTGGACAGGATCGGCTTGGTCACAAGCGGCATTTACCGCAGGTGGTTTCTTAGTTAACACTAATAACCTATCTGATGTATCTAATACTGCTACTGCTCGTACTAACTTGGGTTTGGCAATCGGTACTAACGTACAAGCATATAACGCTAATACGGCAGTTACCAATGCCGCACAAACATTCACTGCTACTCAGACTTTCTCAGGAACTTCATCTGCTACTGCCATTGTTTTAAACGATGCGGCAGAGGTGGCTACAGTATCAGCAACAGCCGCTACTGGAACGATTGCTTACGACATTACAACTCAGTCTGTTCTGTACTACACAAGTAACGCAAGTGCTAACTGGACAGTTAACTTCAGAGGCTCTAGCGGTACTTCACTAGATACTTTGATGAGCACAGGTCAATCAATGACTGTGGCTTTCTTGGTGACTCAAGGCTCTACTGCTTACTACAACTCTGCTGTGCAAGTTGATGGCACTACATCTGGTGTTACTACTAGGTGGCTAGGTGGTGCGCCTACTGCGGGTAATGCTAGTGGCATTGATAGCTATCGTTATTTGATTATCAAGACAGGTAGTGCGACTTTTACAGTCTTGGCAAGCAACACACAATTTAAGGCTTAAACCATGCCATTACAAGCAACTTCTGGTGCAGCTAGTTACGATGCCTTTGGTGGTGGTGTTCCTGTTGTTCCTAACTACATTGAGGAAGTGTTTAGCACATACCTTTACACAGGCAACGGCTCTACACAGACAATTACCAATGGCATTGATGAGTCTGGCAAAGGGGCTATGACATGGATTAAATGCCGAAGCACCGCATATGGACATAGGGTTAATGACACTACCCGTGGAGCTAGTAAGTTTTTAGCTACAAACTCAACTGCGGCTGAAGATACTAATGCTTCAGTATTAACTGCATTTACATCTTCTGGTTTTTCTGTTGGTGCTTCTACAGCAGTTAATGAAAGCGCAGCCACATACGTCTCATGGACATTCCGCAAGCAACCAAAGTTCTTTGATGTTGTGACTTATACGGGTACAGGCGCTGTCCAAAACATCGCACACAGCCTTGGGTCAGTTCCTGGCTGCATCATTGTCAAGCGCACAGACAGTTCTTCTGCAAACTGGTATGTCTACCATCAAAGTCTTGGTAACGCTACACGCATCTTTTTAAATCTTACAGATGCGTCATCTGCATCAACAGATTGGAACAGCACAACCCCAACAGCGACTCAATTTACTGTCAGCGCAAACAATGCCGTGAACGGCTCGGGTGGTACTTTTGTCGCCTACCTATTTGCTCACAACGCAGGAGGCTTTGGTCTGACTGGTACAGACAATGTGATTTCGTGCGGGTCGTTTACTTCTGATGGAACAAATTTCACTTCAGTAGACCTTGGTTATGAGCCTCAATTTGTATTAGCAAAAATGTCCAGTGGTGAATCAAACTGGTGGATATTTGACAATATGCGTGGAATTCCTACAGGAAGTAATGACCCTTATCTATTGCCAAACACATCAGGTGCAGAGGCAACAAACAATAATTGGATTGATTTAACTTCCACAGGATTTAGATTTAATGGCGCTCCTGTTGGTTCTGGAACTCTTATCTACATAGCCATTCGTAGAGGCCCGATGAAAGTGCCTACGAGTGGGACTAGTGTGTTTAGTCCTAATATATCTTCTTCATCAGGTGGAACTATTACAACAAATTTTCCAGTTGATTTATCTCTAAATTCTGCAAGGGCTTCAAGTAGCCATTATTCAATGGATAGATTGCGTGGAGCCAGCACTAATTTCTACAACGTCCTTGTAACAAATACAACTGCGGCTGAGGATATTGGAACAGGTGCTGGACTAGGATTTGATAACAATACTGGATTTGTAAATTCTTGGTCAGGTTCTTCTTATGTGTGGTGGAACTTTAGACGCGCCCCTAGCTTCTTTGATGAGGTTTGCTATACAGGGACGGGAAGTGCTACTACGTTTACACACAACTTAGGTGTTGCACCTGAATTGATGATTGTGAAACAAAGAAGTTCAACAACTGGATGGGTTGTTTATGTAAGTGCGTTAGCGGCTTCTGATTATCTTGTTTTAAATAACACTTCAGCATCACAAACAGCATCAACTATTTGGAATAGCACAGCGCCAACATCTTCAGTATTTTCTGTTGGAACTTCCACAACGACAAACACTTCTGCGGGAACTTACGTCAACTACTTATTTGCCACTTGTGCAGGGGTTTCCAAAGTAGGCGAGTTTAGTCATTTAAATGGAACTGCTACTGATGTTAATTGTGGCTTTACCGCTGGTGCAAGGTTTGTTTTATTTAAAAGGTATGACGGCACAGGTGATTGGTATGTATGGGATTCAGCACGAGGAATCGTAAGTGGTAATGACCCTTATTTGTTATTAAATAGTACAGCCGCTGAAGTAACTAACACCGACTTTATTGACCCACTATCTTCTGGATTTCAAGTGTCATCTTCATTTGGCGCAGTAGGTGATAGGGGCTTCTACATCTTCTTGGCTATTGCTTAAAAGGAAAATCATGCAAATACGAACACAATCAGGGCAAGTCATGTACGAAGCAGAATTTCGTGCATACACAAAAGCCAATGGTGGCCCATCATGGGATACAACAACAACTGAAGTCTTAGAGGCTTTGGGTGCTGATGTAGTCTTTGAAGGCCCACAAGCTACAGGCGGTACTGTTTACCAATACTCTCAAGCCTCTGGTGTAGAACAGATTGATGGTAAGTGGTACACAAAGTATGTGCTTGGCCCTGTCTTTGTAGACACTACAGATGATACTGGCAATGTCACATCTGCTACCCAGCATGAGACTGCTTATAAGGCTCAGAAAGATGCTGAACAGGCTAAGAGTGTTCGTCAGACCCGTGATGATAAACTAACAGAAACTGATTGGAGATTTCGTAGCGATATGACTCCATCACAAGAGTGGAAAGATTACTGCCAAGCATTGAGAGATGTTCCTTTGCAAGAAGGCTTCCCTTGGACAATTACTTGGCCTGTTGAGCCACAATAAGGAGCAATCATGGCTGTAACAAACGAACAAATTGTAGACTTTTTGCTTGATAATCCTGGCATAAGTGATGCTGAAATTGTTGCTGCTATGGAGGAGTATGGTGTTTCTCCTTCTCAGATGGCAGAGGCTGTTGGATTAGATGAAGGAGAAGTTGTTTCCCGTGTAGCAGAGACTGTTCCTGAAGGGCAATCTATCACTTTGGGTGACACTATTGTTCAACCTCAGTATCAAGTAATTGGTTCTGGTGAAGATCGTCAAGTTGGTGGTCTTGAGAATGTCTATACCTATAAAACAGGTGAAAATAGAACAGGTGGTGGATATAACCAATATAACCCTGATGGCACTCTTGCTCGTACTGGTACGCAACAAGAAGTCAATGCTACTCAAGACTTTCTAAAGTTCTTGGCAGGTTCTGCTGGTTTGTTTGGCGGACTAGGTGGTGGGTTTGAGAGTCTATTTGGTGGCGGTGGAGCAGCTACTGGTGGTACTGCATTTGATTTGGCTAATGCAGGCATCTTGGGTGGTACTGCTGCTTTTACTCCTGCTGAATTAGCAGCTATTAGCGGTGGAACTGCCACTGGAATTGGTGGAGTAGGTGGATTGGCTACTGGTGGTACTGTCGCAGGAATGGGTACTGGTACTGGCTTAACAGTAGGTGCAGGAACTGGTTTAGGCACAGGTGTTGGTACGGGATTAGGCACAGGTCTTGGTACAGGCTTAGGAACAGGAACTGGCTTGGGTACAGGTTTGGGTACTGGTTTAGGAACAGGTTTGGGTACGGGCTTAGGAACAGGACTTGGTACTGGAACAGGTTTAGGTACTGGTTTAGGAAAAGGTCTTACTACTGGTCTTACTACTGGTCTTACTACTGGTTTGGGCG